GGACAGGGAAGACTACCTGGGCCCGCAGTCTAGGGCCCCACTTCTATTTTGGTGGTCAATTCAACATGGACCAACTAGGATATGATCGCGATGACGTCAACTATGCTGTGTTTGACGATATACAGGCTCTCAAGTTCTTCCCTATGTGGAAGTTCTGGATGGGTGCTCAGGATACATTCACAGTCACGGACAAGTACAAGGGGAAAATGACGTTTGATTGGGGTAGGCCGATTATCTGGTGCAATAACAGGGATCCTAGGGAGGACCCTGACACTGACGCTGATTGGATCGACGGAAATTGTATTGTTATTAATGTCCCCGAGGACTATCCACTCATTTCTCATGCCAGTAGTATGTAGATTGAATATCCACAGTCATACGATCTGCAAAATCTCCTCCTCCTTTGGGTGCAATGATGTCATAGATGATAACATCTCCCATTCCAGCTTTTCCTTGTGAGGCATAAAGGCCATCTGTTGCTTCTCCACCTATTTCATCCTCCTGATAATGTAGGTTCTTCTCAAATGGATAATACCATGTCAAGTTCTTAATAGTGCCCGTAGCTAGATCCGGTTTGATGATAATAGTCTTATCCGAATGGAGGTTAATAAGTGACGAGTCCACCTTGGCAGTAAGTGGATCCCGCCAATCGGTACCTTGAGTACCATCGAAGACTAGACTCTGAAGATTACTAAGGCTTGTTCCAGTAACCTCAACCAATCCACGTGCATAGCCACCACTAGTCAAGACATTGGTTGGCAAGAGTGGGCCGAAGTAGCTAGCAGTCCCTTTGTAATCAAACACTATTCGACGCCATGTCCATAGCAAGCCAGAATTAGTTTGAAGGGAGATCCTCTCACGTAATCCTTTTACGTAAGTGGTTGATGAAGTACGGGTTGATTCATCCAGAATAGTTCCTGGGACCGTACTTTGAGTCTCCTTCTCTCGAGCAGTAGGAGACCATGTTATCTGGTAGTAGGGGCCTCCTCCTTGCAGGACAGCAGCCGTACCAGAAATGGGTGGGGGTGGGGTACGAGGGACGTTGATGTTGGAGAAGGTAAGCATGTTATCCTTCTTCTTAGTCGATGTTATCTCATTGATCCGACGACGTGTCATGGGGGCGCGACGCCTGACACGGGTGGTTGTTCGGCGGTAACGAGTACGAGTGCGGCGAGCAGGTCTTCGAGTGTAGCGCCTGGGGGCACGACGGCGACGGGCATATCTTCCGTAAGGCATTACGTAAAAATAATAAAAGTTGCGGAAAAGTGGAAGAAGGTTTTCCGTCGGGGAACCCTTGATATTTATAGTTGTCCGTGGAGTAGTGTCTTGGCTCTGCTTATATAAGGTGACACTGACACCACGAGTTGTGTATAATATTAAACACAACTCGGTGTCACTCACATGACTTTTCGCTTTGCCGCTAAATATGGCCTCCTCACTTACGCTCAGTCCGACGGTCTCGATCCATGGAAAGTTAACGACCTTCTTTCGAATCTGGGAGCGGAATGCATCGTTGCAAAAGAGGATCACGCAGATGGAGGAACTCATTTGCATGCTTTTTTCATGTTCTCTCGGAAATTCCAGAGCCGGAACCCCCGAATATTTGATTGTGACGGCCATCATCCGAACATTCTCCGAGGCAGCAAGACTCCTGGACAAATGTATGATTATGCGACAAAAGATGGAGACGTTGTCGCTGGAGGGCTTGCTCGACCGGGTGATGAACAGGCTACCTCCAACAGTGATGAGTTCTGGCAGGCTGTCTTTGATGCGGAGACTCGAGACGAGACTTTTCACCGCGCTAGGGAATCTAGTGTCTCTCTCCTCGGAAGATACTACTTCCAAGTACGCGCTATTGCAGAGGGAAAGACCATCAAAAATCCGCTTGCTTACGAGTGTGATGCGTCATTGGCGTTCGAGCTTGGACATTATCCGGAGCTCTCCGATTGGTGCTCGTCTTATCTGGGAAGACGTGGAGGACGGTACGTTTAAATTCTTCTTGAGTCGCTAACGCTCCCCGCCGGATACATTCTCTGCCTGGGGTTTTTGTTTTGGCAGGAGCGTTGCTTCGGGACTCGCTAACGCTCGGTCGAATCTCGACCCGAGCCCGAAGTATGTGTTATGCTTAGTCATCAATTACTAATATGTGCTAGACCTAAATCTCTCATTCTGGTTGGACCAACCAGGACAGGGAAGACTACCTGGGCCCGCAGTCTAGGGCCCCACTTCTATTTTGGTGGTCAATTCAACATGGACCAACTAGGATATGATCGCGATGACGTCAACTATGCTGTGTTTGACGATAT